AAAGCAAAGTCCGCGCGTGACAAACAAAAATTGAAGGATCGTATCCTCCAATATGTGTCGGAAGCTGGTGTTGGTTCTTGGAAAGATTTTTTTAAGTACAAAATCAATGCCTACTTCAGCTCGGTGATGGGTCAAGAGATCCCACCGTTTCCAAAGGGTTTAGTAAACTACCCTGATCTTTTAGATCCGTCCTTCTTATGTTTTGGACGTGGAAAGAGGTTTATTCATCTTTTAAAGAATAACCGAAATAAGCAAATTAGCTTTGCTCAAAGTATTGCTCAATCTAAAAAAGGAGCACCTGCTGTCTCTCCTGAGATGGTAGGACAGGCAGAATCAGACTGCTTTGTTTGGTTGACAACCGAACACCCGGACATTCCAGATTTTAAAATCGATGACGGGGTATTTGAGCATAGTATAAATAGAAATACTGTCTGCTACCAGTTGAGACGTACCGTTAGGGAAATCTTTCGTGGATCGGTGCCTGCTTGGGATGAACTTACCAAGCCGTTTGTACCATCTACCAGCTCTCAATATAATTTCTCGAGAGGGGATTTAGGAGCAATTGGAGCCTTTTCTCTCTTCCTTAAGAAGATTGGAGAAAGTCCTGACATCGTTGAAAAAGGTGTCCCAACTTTGATCACTTCAAAGATTAAATTTGGTATAGGACCCTGCACTCTGCGTGATGAACTCACCGAGCTGTATGGAAAGGCTGGAGTGGAGGACCAAAAACTGATTGATGAAGAGGGTCTTGAGAACGCCTTCTTCAAAGAAACGTTAGGTCTACACTATGACGCAGAAGAACTTTGCACACATTGGAAGAATAAGATCTATCCTGAACTAATCAATGCTGCTATTGATGAAGACCCGCATACCATTATAATTGGATTACCTGAACCTTTAAAGGTCAGATGTATTACTGCTGGTCCACCGTTAACATATACGGTCCTCAAACCATTACAAAAATATCTTTGAAAAAAGCTCAAGGATCTTTCTGTTTTTCAACTGATAGGGACTCCTGTAACTCCTCTAATTGTTCATCAACAATTAGGGGAACTCGGGATAAATGAAGAATTCATTTCTGGCGATTATAAAGCCAGTACGGATTATCTCCATAGTTGGGTTTCAGAATGCCTTTTAGACGAACTTTTAGACATTTGGAGAGAGGAGGTGGCGGATGATGAAGATAGGGATATCTTCTGGTTCTACCTCGAACGAATTGGTGTTCTAATGAAAAGAGCACTGACTGGACATTCTATATTGAATCCAGCATTTAATCAACAATATCGTGAGGGGTTGGGACTGCGAGATGAGGACTTCAAACCTCAAAAGGAAGGAC